GGCTAGATGCGGCATATACAGCGTTCGACGAAGATATTTTGATGCATATCAACTCTGCTTTGTCGACGTTGAATCAACTGGGGATCGGCCCAGATCGAGGTCTAACGGTTCCGGATGCTACCACTACGTGGGACGCCCTCATCGGTACCGACGCAAGACTAAATTCTGTAAAAACGTATGTATATATGAAGGTAAGGCTGATCTTCGATCCACCTACGACATCTTACATGATCGAAGCAATGAACAAGCAAGTTTCTGAACTCGAATGGCGTCTGAACACTTATCGTGAAGCAACTGCTTGGTCTGATCCAACGGTTGTTCCTGTGTTGGAACCAAACACCGTTCTGGATGGAGGCACGCCTTAATGGCAACGATCGATTTCACTTTCAAGTGGCGTCGTGGACCTGCAGCGGAATGGACTGCTGACAATCCGAAGCTGTCGGATGGTGAACCAGGATTTGAAGAAGACACTGGCAAATTCAAAATGGGTGATGGAATCCATTACTGGTCGGATTTGCCGTACTTCATCAACCAGACACAAATTCAAGCTTTGATCGACAGTGCAGTTATCAATGGTGTGGCTGGTAAGTCTGCCTACGAGGTAGCTGTCGACAACGGTTTCGTTGGAACACAGTCTCAATGGTTGGCTTCTCTCGTAGGTCCTCAGGGACCGACTGGAGCTACCGGAGCAACAGGTGCAACAGGACCTCAGGGTCCAGCTGGAGCAGATGGAACTAGTTACACAGGTCCTAACATCACAGCGTCTTCAACAACGCCGTCTTCTCCGTCTAGCGGAGATGTGTGGATTGATCTAAGCTCATGAGTCTTTACGGGCCTTCTGATCAAGCGCAGCATGTCTCTATCTACACGCCAGCTGGCGGAGCAATCCCATCGGGTCCTTTTACAGTCGGAGTTCTTTTCAGAAACTTTGCGTTCAATACATCAAACATTTTCCATTTCTATGAAGCATCAAATTTTGGTTTTGTTAGCATGTACATAGATGGAAATATTTGGTACGACTTTGCTTCATTCACAACGAATCTTGATATGAACTCACCATATTGGCGATGGCTCATCATCAGCAAACAAGGTGGAAACGCCACACCTAGAGTTCATTATTCAGATTATGTTTCCACGGGCGCGTTTACTTGGGGTCATGTAGATATGGCTGGAACCAAGAGCGATCACTCAAACTGCAACCGTGTAAGCATAGGTGACGAGTTCAGCACAGGTTTCCGTGGAGAACTTGCTTGTCTATTTGGTTTTACCTCGCTTATGGACGACGCTTCAATCGAAGCGTTGTTCGCAAGAAGCTCGGCAGACATTCTAAATGCTTCTCCTCAGTTCTTTGCACACTGGCCAGAAGCAAATGGTGTGCAATTCGTTGATATTGCAGGAGGAGGAACAGAAGTTCCAAGCACTCGTCTTGGTACATGGTCTGTTTCTGCCGATCCGACAAACTTCGATTTCTCGCTTCCAGTCACTGGTCGAACCGGTAAGCCGAAAGTTTATGATGGAGCGGCTTGGAATCCACACCAAGCCAAAGTTTGGAACGGATCAACTTGGGTAAATCATCCTGTCTCCGGATACGATGGTACTCAATTCGTAGTTTCTAAGTGAAGGGGGGTGTTCGTGGAAACACTCGATCAAATTCTGGCCCACCATGGCGTGCGTGGAATGAAGTGGGGAGTACGCAGGTTTTTGAATAAGCCTTCC